CTCTACCCCCTGAACACCGGGGTGGTCGGAAAGACTGACGAAAACGACGAATAACCATGGATAAGATCAGAATCAGATCCTTCTCTCCGGAGATCCGGAAGAAGAACACGGACACCAGGACCATCACTTTCGTGGCGTCCGACGGCTCCCGCGACGCCGCGCACACCGTCCTCAATCAGGAAGGATGGGACCTGAAGCGCTTCAATGCGAATCCCATCATCGGATACAACCACGAGATCTACGGCGCCTGGGACACCAAGGACGTGGACTTCGTCATCGGAAAGGGCCGGGCGTATGTCGAGGACGGCAAGCTGCTCGTCGACATCACCTTCGAGCCCAAGGAGATCAACGAACTGGCCGAGAAGGTCTACCAGAAGATTCTCTTCGGTTCCCTGAACTCCGTCTCCGTCGGCTTCCTGCCAATCGGCAAGGGCGCCTGGGGCAAGGGTGACGAGGGCCCTGGCGAAGAGAGGGAGACCTACTACTACGCCGGCCAGGAACTCCTGGAGATCTCCGTCGTGAACATCCCCTCTAACAGTAACGCCACCCGGAAGGGAGAGGACCGCGCCCAGGAAGAACTGGAAGCGCTCCGCGCCGAGGCGAGACAGGATCCGGAGCCTCAGCCTGAACCCGAACCGGAGCCCGCTCCGAAGCCTGAGGGACCGGACGTCAAGTCCGTCATTCAGGCCGCACAGATTGCTATGGCAGCGTCGTCTGCTTTGTAAAACCCAATAAATCCCAACCAACTATGCGTAACATCGCTGAAATCCGCAAGGATCTGTCCGCCCAGGTCAAGTTGATCCAGGGCATGGACAAGAAGGCCGACGAGGCTGCCTATGACGCCGCCGTTGAGAAGGCCGTAGAGCTCACCAAGGAGCTCGATCAGGCGAGCAAGGTGGAGGCCGCGCAACAGCGCCTGGCCGACCGTCAGCTTGCCACCCTCGAGAAGGAGGCCGGTCGGGCCTTCTCCCTCGCCAAATTCATCCGCGAACTCGCGGAGGATCCTGAAGGCAAGAAACTCACCGGAATCGAGAAGGACGTTGCCGATATGGGCGCCGAGGAGTACAAGCGACTCGGTCTCAACCAGCGCGGCGTCGTTCTCCCGTCCGCGGTTCTCCGTGCCTCCGCGGGCCAGAACTACACCACCAACGCCGACGGCGGATACGCCAAGGAAGAGCAGGCTCCGCGCTACATCGACGGCCTGAAGAACAAGCTGGTCGTCGCCAAGCTCGGTGCGACGATCCTCGGCGACCTGGTCGGCACCGTGCCGGTCGTGAGCGCCGGTTCCGTGACCGCGCAGTGGCTCGCCGAGGGCGCCCAGGCGTCCGTCTCCAAGGCCGCCTTCGCCCGCGTCACGCTGACTCCGCACCGCAACGCCGTCATCGGCGCCTTCTCCAAGGATCTCCTGAAGCAGACCTCCATCGATGTGGAGAACATCATCATGGACAAGATCCTGACGGCCCACGCCGAACTCCTGGAGGCCGCCTGCATCAACGGCTCCGGTTCCTCGAACCAGCCTCAGGGTATCCTGGCCGCGCTCGCCGCTGTCACGAACACCCCGAACGTCATCGCCATCGGTACCAACGGCGGTCCCATCACCTGGGCGAAGGTCGTCGCCCTGGAGACCAAGATCAACGCCGGCAACGCCAACCGCGGCAAGCTCGCCTACCTGACGAACGCCAAGGTCGTCGGCGACCTCAAGACCATCGAGCGTGCCAGCAACACCGCCCGCTTCCTGCTGGACGGCGATTACGACAAGCTCAACGGTTACCCGATCGACTGGACCAACCTGGTCCCGAGCAACCTGACGAAGGGCACCGCCAGCCAGGTCTGCTCCGCCATGATCTTCGGTAACTGGGAAGACCTGTACATCGGCCACTGGGGCGGTGTCGACATCGTCGTCGATCCCTACACCCTCGCTGCGTACGGCGACGTCCGCTTCGTCCTGAACAGCTGGGATGACTGCAAGGTCGTGGAGCCCGCGTCCTTCGCCGCCATCGTCGACCTGACCACCAACGCCTAAGTCCTGACCGATGGAGACGCGCGAACCCCTGGAGATCAGTCGTCCGACCCTCGACGACTTCCGCAGACACCTGCGGATCACGAGCCACGACCTCGACGCAGAGCTGACTGACAAGCTCCGCGCCGCGGTCCGGTCGGCCGAGAACGAGATCTCCACGGTCATCGAGCCTTCCGTCTTCACGCTTTCCGTTCCTTTCTCCAACTGCCTACCACTGAGATGGCCGGTCCGTTCGGTCGTCTCGGTGGAGGTGGACGGGGAGCCCCTTCCGGCGGACGGTTACGAGTATGACGAGAAGTCCCTGACCATCGCGGGATCCGTGTCCGGTAAGCGGCTGGTAGTCGAGTACGAGGCCGGTCTGGAGCAGGTGCCCGCGGACGTCCAGTCCGCCATCCTGCTGCTCGCCGGCAGCCTGTTCAACAACCCGACCGACCGTCCGGAGGAGCGCGACCGCACGACGGCCCGCAACCTCCTGCGGCCCTACCGCACCTGGGGGGAGCACTGACATGGAGAATAAGGTCAATCTCGGTGAGCTCGACACCCTCGTCTCGGTCTGCTCGTGTGTCATCACGACGGGCGACGAGGGACAGAAGCAGTTCACCTACTCCCACTTCCGGGATGTCTATGCGAAGGTGGAGCGGAACGTCGACGAGACCGTGGCCAACACCAACCTTGAGGAAGGTGACTACGTCCAGCTGACGATCTACAAGATACCGCAGCTCACCACCCGCTGGCAGATCATACTGGAAGGACGCGAGTACGAGATCACCGGCATTGACCCGATCTCCCGCGTTTCCCCGGTCTGCATCCTCTCCATCCATTCCATCGACTGATGCCGCAGGTCGTTCACATCGAAGGTCTCGACGACTGCCTCCGCTGCCTCGACGCTGCGCCTGGGAATGCGGTGAAGATGACGCAGACGGCCCTCCGGGAAGCATCAAAGAAGGCCGCCCGGACCATCCGCCAGAAGGTACCGCAGAGGTTCCGCCGGCTGGTGAAGTACAAGGTCTTCAAGGGCCAGGTCACGCACAACACGAACGCCCTGGTCGGTCTGTTCAACAAGCGGCAGACGAAGAACGGGAGCAACGAGGTGCCGGACTGGTATAAGGCGTATTGGAAAAACTACGGCACTTTGACGAAGCGGGACCAGTCGCACACCTTCGATACACCGGTGAAACGCCACGTGGCGCGACGCCGGAACGACATCGGCCAGGCCGCGGAGAAATTCTTCGAGGCCGCCATCGCAGGATGGGACGGGCCGTTCATGGAGGCCTTCGAGCAGTCGATGGCCGAGCAACAGGAAAAACTATATGACCGATGACTGACAGCCTTAGAACACAGCTCCGCTCCATTCTCGCTTCGGCGGGGGTCGAGGTCCGTCTCTCCGAGGACGAGAAGAAGGGGTACCCCTTCGTCACCTACGAGATGACGGTCAACCCTGTCCGCGACAAGGACGGTGTCTGTAAGTTCGTCGGCGAGACATACGTCAGGGTCGTGTCCGACAAGTTCGACGAAGCGGATGACCTTCGCGTGGTCGTGGAGGCCGTCATCGAGGAAGGCATGGGCTACGGGGTGCAGTATTGTTCCCGCCTCATCTCTACCGACAAGGACTGCGTCAACGGTGTCTGGACCATCGAACTATACTACTCATTCGCTCAATATCAGTAACCCTTAAAGAAAAGATACCATGGCAACACCTGTAGCAGGCTACAATATCGCCTTCAAGATCGGCGGCAGCACCCTCGCCGGGCGCACCCAGGACGACCTGACCATCGCCGCCCGCACCAAGGAGTCCCTGACCAAAGACGACAACGGCGACGCCCAGACCTCCGTCAACGGCCACGACATCACCTTCCGCGCCACCGGCCTGGTGGACATCACCGGCGGGACCAACATCCTCGACCGCGACGACATCATCGAGGACGTCCTGAAGACCGGCTCCTCCGCCGTCATCGCGTTCACCTACGCGGCGACCGGCAGCAAGGTCATGTCCGGGAACTGCATCATCATCAATTACAGCGAATCCTCCAACGCGAGTGACGACGCCACCTACACCGTCGACTTCAAGGTCACCGGCTCCGTGACGTTCGCCGCCGCCCAGTAACCCGCGATCATGAAGAAGGACACTATCGTAATCGGCGGTAAGGAATACCGCGTGGAGGTCAACTGGAATGCCCTGGTGGCGTTCCTTCAGGCCGTCGGCCGGGACACCATGGAAGGGCTCACGACCCTGAACGACTTGATCCCTTCGGACATCACCGCCCTGATGGCGGCTTGCATCGCTGAGGGAGAGCGTCTGGAAGGACGGAAATGCACCCTTTCCGCCCTGGACATCGGCGCGGTCATCGGTCCTGATGACGTGGCGGCGTTCCGGGACATCTACATCCGGCAGTCCGCACCCAAGATGGAGGTGGACGTGCCAAAAAAAGAGGAGCGGGAGCAACCCGCGCCCTGACGATCGGCCAGATCCGGGGCTGGGCGATAACCCGCCTCGGACTGGACCTTGAGTCTTTCGGCCTCCTGAGACAGGGAGAGTATTGGGAGGCCATGACGGTCTGGATAGAGGACCGGAACGCCGAAAGGCGTCATGAGGCGGAGGTGATTCGTGGGGTCGGTCTCCGCCTGTTCAATCTCCAGCTCGCCAAGGGACAGAGCATCAAGGCCCACGAGTTCATGCCGTTCCCCTGGGACGAGGAGAGCAACGATCCGGGAGCCCTGGAGAACCTGACGGAAGAGCAGAAGAAAGACTCCCTCGACAAACTGATGAAACAAGTAAACTGGTAGACGCATGGCAGGGAAGCAGCCAAACATGAAGATAGGCATCGGAGCCGATACCTCGGACTTCGAGAAAGGGGCGAAGACCGTCAAGCAAGGACTGACCGACCTCTCGAAGACCGGCAGCCAGGCCCTGTCCTCGCTGGGCGATGCTTTCGGCGTCAATACCGGCAAGGTCGGCCAGATGACATCCGCCATCCATGGCCTCGGGCAGAAGATGTCGGAGTGCGGGAACACGGGCGTCGCGGCCTTCGGCAACCTCCTCAAGTCCATCGGTCCGGTCGGCGGTGCCATCGCGGGCCTGGGCATAGCCGCAGCCGTCGCCGGCTTCAAGCAGCTAAAGGCCGAGGCGGAGAACTTCAAGAGCACCATCGACGGCATGAACATGTCGATGGCCACGGCCGCCTACATCTCCACCTACAAGCAGGTCCTGCACGACGTGAACTCCGACACCGGCAAGCAGGTCGCGCAGGCGATGGATAATTGGGAGCGAGGCTTCGCCCGCTTCAAGGCGCAGGTCGGCGCGACGTTCACCACCATGATGGGGAGCGACAGCAAGTGGTACGACGCCTTCGTCCCTACTGGTGTCGTCCGTGCCTGGAAGCAGGTCGGTGCGAACATGGATGCCGCGAACGTGGCTGCCGAGAAGGCCGCGGTGCTCGGGAACGAACAGGCCGAGCAGATGAAAGAGCAGCTGGCGCTCGACTACGAGATCAAGCAGATCGACGCCGAGATCGCCGCCCTACGCCGTGACGCCAACGACAAGACGAAGAGCCTCGCCGAGCGCGAGGCCGCCCGCGCACAGTATGCGGATAAGGTCAACGAGAAATACGACAAGCAGCGCGACCTTGCGGAGCGGATGGCTGCCACCCAGGAGAAGCTGGACGACCTTGCCTCCAACACGTACGAGGATACCAAGAAGACCTACGAACTGAAAGGCAAGATCCTTGACATCGACGCCGCCCGGGAGAACGACCTGAAGGCCGTCGACAGGCTGGAGAGCAGCATCGCCGGCTCCACATCCAAGGCTGCGGCCGCAGCCCAGAAGATGCGCGAGGAGATGCAGAAGATGGCCGAGGTGCAGGCGAAATGGGCGGGTCTTGGTACCGTGTCCACAGCCGGCATCGGAACTGTCCAGGGCTCGGTCATGACGCCTTCCCTGAGCATCCTCCCGCAGCAGGCTGACACGGCGCTCTTCAAGGAGACATTCCTCGCCCAGCTCGGGGAGATCAAGGTCGGCATCGGCTTCGAGGCCGACACCCAGAAGATCCACGACATCACCAGCGAGGTGACGTCCCTCGTCCAGTCATCCGTCACCAGGACGGCGGAG